GGATTATTTTATTTATATATTCATTTTAAAAGTTGCCATCATTTATTACTGCTTCCGTTTTGGGCGTCATAGATAAAAGTGCTTCCCAATCCTTTTCCGTCATTGCAACTTTTGATTTGGGTATCTCAGGTTTTTCCCAGTAAAATGGCCAAATCTCATTTTTGAATTTGTCGTAATTCATATTGCTCTTCCTATCAAGCTGCGTGCTTACCAAGAAATATGTCTGTATTCTTGTCCGCTCCCATTCAGCTTGAAATTGAGCATCCCTTTGCTTGTTTTTTAAAAAAATAACGCCAGATAGTTCCTGGGGTGTAAACTCAAGAAACTGCTCTGGCGTTAAGCCTGTTAAGGATGATGCAATTACAAAAATTTCATCAATCTTTGTTATTTTTTTTTATCAGGAATGTAGTCTTTAAGCACCTCATTTTGCATATCAATGATTGCTTTATTGTATACCAAAAGTATCTTCTGAAATTCAATATAGCATTCGTCCAAAATCCATTCTATATCTTCTTTTTTAAGAGTTAATTCTTTCTTTGCAGCCTGATGGCCAGATACTAAACCATACCATAAAAGAGCTGGTTGAGCATCTAATGCACCTTGAACCGATTCTAATTCACTATCAGTTTCCTTAGCAGCCATATTTAGCGCATAGTAAGATATTCGAACAGGATATTTTTCACCCTGATATGTAATGAACTCAATCATTATGAAGCTGTTACTTTAGTGAGAACACCATTTCCGGTAATTTCACCTGAATAACTTGCAGGTTGTCCGACTCCTACTTCAAGTGCCACATTAGTTAATACACCTTGACCTTTATAATAGACTGAAGAATCAGAAACTTTAATATAGCAACTAACATCAGTTGCATTAACGGTAATTATTTTATCCATTAAGTCTTCATAACCTGTTCCAACGTGAGTTGCAAAGGTTTGTGCCATTCCGTTAAATGAGACTGACCAAGAATAGTCACCTTGAATAACTGAAGTAGCACCTGCCGAACCTAAACAAGATATTGGTGAAGTTTCTTTAGTAACAGTTAAGCTTGCAGATTGTGCACATCCTAAAGTTGAGCCATCAACCCAAACGCTGATGTTTGCTGGTAATACGTATGCCATAATTATTAAGTTATTTTATTTATATATATATTCATTTAATTTTTAATATATCGCACTGAAATTGAGGATATTTGAGTATGTCTCTTCTTCTAGCGACATAAAGTGATCATCATTTTGAAATTCTATAATCTGTATTCCCCCAGATGTGTAACCGTGTAGCAGTTTAACTAAATAGTCATTTATTGTTTCAAGCTTGAGAGCATCAGGTGTTTTTACTGTTATGGTTAATGAATAATTTGTTGCTCCTAACCCTCCTGTCATACAAGAAATTACACCTGTTTTATTAAATGTATAAACCATTCCTGTTTTCTTGGTCCCAATATTTGTAGGATATAGCTCATAGTAAATTCCATCATCGCAGTATGTATTTAATGATGCGTCAGATGATAAAAGAGTATGTAATTCAGTCCCGAAACTCATTATGCTTTACTTATTTTAGCTAATTTTCTGCTTAGGATCTTATCAACCTCAATTCCAAAATCTTCATTGAAGAAATTGATAACACCTGTAACACTGGATAAAATTGCATTCTGTACTCTATGTTGACCAGTAATTTGTCCCCTGTTATATCCCTTTTTTGTTTGTCTAACAACAGTTCCTTTATCAAACCACCTAACAAGCACAGCATCCGGAACTCTATCACCTGATTCCCTTTTATCGATTATAACCCCAGCTTTAAACATCGTACCTCCTGCAAATTCAATACCTACCCGAGGATTAACATTTTGATGGTAAGAGCCGACAACTGGTTTTATTTGTGGTATTGTATTCCTCGAAAGAGATTTGCGTTCAACATTACGAATGATTTTGACGAGCTCCTTGTAATTAAGTGCATCGAGAGCTTCAATAATCTCTCTTGTCCCTTCAAGGTGATATGAAATCATTTCGTTACTCATCGTCATACATTGTTGTTATAAACTTTATACCAGCCTTATTTTCAACATCAACAATCTGATTTATTTTGTAATAGTTATCGTTGTATTTGATTCTAAACTTGTTGTTTATCAACTTTGATTTATTATTATGTCTTATTGTAAATTCTGTTGTGTATACAAGTTGTTCTCGATCATCATATTGAACTGTTCTTGTTGGTGTAAATATCCCTGCCCAAGTTTCAAGATAACTTGTCCATACCTTTGCAGGTGAACCAATAGCATCTTTAACTACATTACTTTGTTCGAACTCAATCTTTCTATTTAAAATCGTACTTAACATCTTACCATTGGATAGTTTTATATGGGAGCAATAGTCTCTTGATTACATCAGTATTCTTAAGATTTCCATACTGATATGAGTTCCTATCCATATCATACAAGTCTGCACAAGTGATTAATATTGCACTTTTGACCATATAAGGACAAGAGACATCAGTTGTATAAAACATTGATGAATCAATGAACATATTACAATACTCTACTGCTGTTGGAATTACGATGTTTTCAAGATAACTATCATCATCGAAATTATCAGGGTCAATACGTAAGTGTGTTTTTACTTCAGATAAGGATACAGGATAACTCATCTTATTGATTTATTTTATATTAAAAGAGGAGGAGTTTATGCCCTCCTCTTTATATTTATTCATCAAATTAGATTAGACTGCACAAGATGTGTCAGCGCTAAAGTATTTGAATGCGTACTTGTTACGAATAACAGGTTTAGCAAATGTAAGAGTTGTTACTTTTACCTTTGCAGCGTTTGAAGTACCATCAATTACTAATTCAGGTTCACCCCAGATACCTACAACTCCATATTCGTGATTTCCGAATACTGCATTCTTGCTAGAAAGAGCATTAGAGTTGATAGCAGGTCTTCCTGCGATTGTGTTATTTAATGAGTTCCAAGCAAAGCTAATTCCACTTGAAGAAGCAGCCTTTTGTTCAAGATATACTCGAACATCATTACCAGTTACAAATGACGCTCTACCAATATTGTAATCACTCTTTGTAAGTTTAAGCATATCACCATATGATAATCCTGATGCAGTAGCGGCTACTGAACTATCAGTTGCAAGAATTGCACTAAAGTAATCAGCAACGATTTTTCTTTCGTTAGCTAAAATCATATCAGCAACAATACCATTATAAATAGCACTTGGATAATTAACAAGTGACATTTTTGTAAATGATTGTTCGCTTGAATAGGTTTGAGGCTTAAGTTCGACGTTTGCGGGTGCTGCGTTAGCAGTTGATGGGTCGCCTCCTTCAGTAGGCTTACTTGTACTAAGCTGCGCCATATAAGGAAGTTCGTGAGTTCCTGTAAGGCCAGTATAGAACTTAACACCAAGTGCATTAAGGAGAGTAAAGTTATCACCTGTTACCATTGATAACGAATTCTCTACATTGACAGGAATAAGACCTGTTGCAGTTGCTGAAGTAATAGGGTCTGCACGATAGAACATTGAACGTTGGTTCAATACTTCCATAGGGATTTTAAGACCACCATTTTCGCCTAAGAATTCTCTTGAACGAGTACCGGTTTTGATATAATCTCTAAGAGCTTCATCAAATCTTGCAGCTACTGAAGATTCAGCTTTTCTTTCTTCTTTTTCAATAGTTTTGCCTGCAAATATTTTATTCAATTCATCTTGAGCCTTTGCTCTCTCAAGTTGTTCTTTAAGTGAAGTAACTTCTGCTTTGAGTGCTTCCCAAGCTCTTACTTCATCTTCATTCATTTCGTCCTTTTTTGTAAGGATGTCCATTTCTTCGATTTTACCACGAAGTTTGGTTTCAATTACATTGATATTCATAATTTTTTATTATTTAAGTTTTAACAAGTCGAGTTCTCGCTTGTATTTATCTGTTTTATATAATTTTGGAATAGGTTCATCATTTATGAACTCATCAAGACCTCTTACCACATTAACTTCTGTTTCAGGATAAGCGGGATGCGTTACAACTGAAATGTCAACCAGTCTTGAAATTCTCGATATTAGTCTAACGTTCTCTCCATTAGCTAACCGTTTCCATTCTTGGCCATCATTATTAAGTTGAAATGCAAATGAATTGGCATAAACATCACCTCTTTCCAACATTATATATAAATCTTTTGCCCCACTAGTTGAGTTTAAAACTGCTCGGAACCAAAGTCCCTTATCATCATCTTTTAACTCTAATGTTTTATTTGTAGTTCTAGCAAATACTTTATTCCAATCGTGATTAAATGTTAAATAGACATCATTTTCTATTACACTTCTAAATGCTCCTGGAAGTAGTATTTCTTTAAATCTTTTGCCCTTCTCTGTAAGGTATTCAGATTCCACATTGTACTTTGATGCATAACCCTCAATAATCATTCTATCTTCTTCAGAATAGGCTCTGATCTCAGATTGATCGGATGTTATGAATCGCTTTTCTAAACTCATATTTTATTGATTATTTTTATATATATCTTATTTATTCTCAGGATTTCCTGATTTTAATTTTGCCAAATATGCCTCTACTGCCATCATTTGTGATAATATATAGTGCATATCGCCTCCTTCATAAGTAGGTAAGTTCTCTAATTGAGCAATTTTATTAGGTGTTATTGCTCCAAGTCCTGCCAAGTTTTTATAGTTTTCTATTCTTGTTTTACTATCTGTAATAAGTAATGCTCCTGTTTCAAATTCAATACTATAGCCACTTTCAATTTCTTCTCTGGTTAATAGTTTTCTTTCCAATTCTCTCCTATACATCATTACAATAGGTCCAATTGTATTACTTACATAATCACTTTGCATTTCCTGTAAGTTATTATATTTCGAATATTCAATATTCCCTAACTTGTGTTGTGGAATTCCAAAATAGCTTGCAACTTGTCCGTTATTGAACTTTAAAGTCTCAATAAATTGAGCATCTGCTAAATCAAGACTGAATCTACCTAAGTCTGTAAAAGGTGGAAGAACTACTGTTTTGTTCGAATTAAGTTCGCCTGCATACTTTGTTTGAAAATCATCAAACTTTGCTTGCATTTTCTTTGGGTCAACCATATCAGGAATAGTTGTTTTAAGATATGTTGTGCCTAAGTAACCGTTTGAATATCCTTTATCAACCGCAGTTAAACTCTTATATGCAATTGATAGATTAATATCCAAATCTTTAATAGGAACTCTCCCTGTTAAACCATCACCTGAAATATTTTGAAAGTGAAGAATATCATTGCCATTGACAATAACTGAATCTTTGTCTTGATTTCGTATGATCTTATAATAAAGTTGGTTATTTTCAAGTACAGGACCGAATGTATTTGCATTAGAAAGTAACTCTAAGCCAACTATTTTACCTGCTTTTCTATGGATATAAGCATATGCATTGCCCTCATAGTTTCTTGTAAATTCAATTGCTGACCAGAACTTATATGAATCCATATAATCATTCGGTTGATTATGGATTATATAATAAATTGGGTGATCTTTTTTAATCAATCTATTCCCCTGTTCATCAGTATAAAAAACTTTAATAGGCATTCTTGCAATGTCTTGTGCAAGAATTTTTGAGCATATAATCATAGATGCAATCTTTTTACCATCATTAGTTGTATAATCAATTAAAGATGGATTTAATCGAATGTTATACAAGTGTTCGTATATTGATGGTGCATTGCCATACGTAACTTTAGTAGTTGTTCTCCAAGGGAGTATGTTATCAAATAATGCCATTATGATGAATTATTTTTATTTATATATATTTATCTTTTATCGGCATCTAAATATTCGTTTATGTTATTGCCGTGGTATTTTAAATATCCTGCTATAGCGTTTAATAGGGCAATCACGCCATCAATTGAATCCGCACTTTCATTTTTATTTGGCCTTATATTGCCATTAATATCACCTTTGCTGATAACCACATTGGTTAAATTCCAATTCATACATTCATTAGTATAAATGTGGATTTTCTTTTCATAGAAAAGTATTTCAGTAAATCTTAGTGCAGGATCAAAGTTCTTTACTCCTGGCGCGATAGGAATACACCAATAACCAACTTCCTTTGTTTCATTAAGTAATCTATCAAAATGCCAGGGGTCGTAGTAAAGTGCAGTAACGTTATACTTACTATAAATATCTCTTAGGGTTTCTAAGATCAATTGTAATCTATTGTTGGTGTTGTACAAGGAATTACATACCCGTCACTTATCCATTTGTTAATGTCAACACCACCTTTTCGAAGCGCGTTATCACCTTTATTTACAAAAAAGAAATATGATTTAACATAGAATTTGTCATCTGCATCCCATAGACAAACTATTGATGTTAAGTCTCTTGTAGATGACAGGTCAAGCCCAACATAACAGGGTAAGTTTTTTACAATTTCTAAGTCAAAATTCTTAAATGCTGCAACCCTGGCGTCACGTTCCAACCATTGGGAGTTTTCTTCCAGGAACATATTAAGTCTCTTGGTCAAAAAATCGTCTAATGCCGATGGTAGAATTTTAGAAGTATTAAAGTCATCAGCAAAAATTCTTTCGTCAAGAATAGTCCCAAGTCCTGGATTTGCCTTTATCCAGTTCTTTTCATCCTGCCAATCATCACCCTCCTCTAACTCATACAGCAAATAGAAAAATCTGTCATCAACAATTTCACCTCTCAAAACTCTTCTACCTGTCTCAACTAACTGAGTACAAAATGAATCCTTACCATAACCACCAGTTGAAATAAGGAATAACATTGGATTAACTTTCGTTCCTAACCCGTTCTTAATTACATTGAATTTGTCGCCGTCTTTATATGTATGGATCTCATCCAGGATACAGGATGTTGGGTTATATCCTTCCAATCTATCAGTATCCATAACAGTTGTCTGACTCCACCCTAATCTTGAGGGGTCTCTAAACTCCACCTTATTGGAACGTCTGGCAATTACTCTTTTATTGATTGCAGGACTCCATTTTATGATTTCTTGCAACGCTGCAAATGATGTGTCCTTTGCGTTCTTCTGGGATGCGGATATAAGGAGTGAACGTGGAAATGATTGTCCATCGCCCATCATAAAATAAAGTTGTAATGCTGAAGCAAAAGTCGTCTTACCGTTCTTACGTCCTATGAATAGAAAGGCATATAG